AGGACGCGGCTGGCCTCGGCTCGGACTGCTCCCTCGATGGCGTCCGCGATCCGGGGAGCCAGCTTGATCTGGCCTCCGTACCGGTCGGCCGTACCGAGGGCGTGGTTCACCTCAGTCTCGACTTATCCCAACGTATAAACCAGTGCCAAGAACAGAGAAACCGATAAGATAGACTTCAGCCATTACTTAAAGTATACGCTACGATCGGGGAAAAGCAAAACAGGATCCTACCCAAACCTGCGCCCGCCACCGGGCCACCTGCTCGGGGGTGAGTCTTCTGTTGTTGATCCGCTCCACGATCACCTCATCACCTCTCCGAGCTTCTTGATTGCACTCTCATAGTACTCCAGCTGCTGTGACTTCGACAGCCCCATGATCATGGTGATCTCAGCCGGTGTCTTCTCGAGTGTCAGCCTAATGATCTTCATCTCGACCCGAGAGAGCTTAGCCCTGTTTTTGGCGAGCACCTCGCGGAGCTCCACCAGGTCGTCGTCCTCTTTCTCAGGAGCTGGGTGGTTGGTGAGGATGGAGTTATTGTCGTCCTCGTCGACTACCCGCTTCTGCCATGTCCTATTCTCAGCGCACCGCTTGCGCATGTACAGGAGGAAGAGGGCTCGGTGGAGGTAGGTGGAGAACCGGATGCCGCGCGCGACGTCGAAGTTGTCCATGCACTGGAGCAGCTTGTGCACCCCGTCTCCGATGAGGTCGTCCAGCTCCACTCCCGGCAGCGTGAACCGCTTCGCCATCTTGAGGACGTAGGGGGTGTTCGCTTCCGACAAGCGGGCGCGAGTCTCTCGGGTGACCTGCCGGGCGATCCCCAGCTGGGACGACTCCTGCGCCGTCCGCTTCTGTCTCTTCGCTCCCAGCACCTCGATCGTTCGCCGCGCCGTCGCCAGCTGGGTGAAGAGGAAGACCTCCTCCTCCCTGCTCAGAGGTGGGGAGCACCGTAAGATGTGGTTGTATCTACTCATCCCTGCTGAGCCTCTCTGTCATCCTCACGCAGTACTCTAATGATCGCTCGACCCCCACGAAGTTGCGGTCGAGCCTCTTGCAGACCAGCCCCATAGATCCAGACCCGGCGAAGGCGTCTAACACGCATTGTCCTGGATTAGTCCATCCAAGGACGATGCGTGTTAGGCCCTCCGGAGCCAGCTGCGCCGGGTGCCAGTCTACTCGGTCCCCTGCCGTACCTTGCAACCTGCGTACCTGCCACACGTGCCCAGGGACCCTGCCTCGGGGGTCTGCGCGGGGGTCGCCCATCTCCTGGCGGACGGACTTCTCTCGGATGGCGTCGGCGTTGAAGATCGGTTCCACGGAGCCGATCTTCAACGGGAACAGCAGCCTGTAGTCTGAGGTTAGCCTCCCCTGCTGGTACTGGCTGAACCGCTCGTGCCAGATGATCGGCCGATCGTAGAGGAGACAACCGTATTTGGCGAGGATGGACCAAACGCGCAGGCCCTGCTCCGCCGGGCACAGCCACCAGAGGGTGCCGCCGTCGCGGATCAGGCTCCTCAGTTGGAAGACCACGTGTTCGACCCAATTATAGTACTCGTTCTCACTCAATCGGTCGCTGGTTGGGTCGTCGGCGTACTTGACACCATAGTTGTACGGCGGGTCGGCAAAGACGAGGTCGACCGGGTTGGTAAGGAAGTCGCTGATGGAGGACTCATACCCTATCCGGAAAATGGTAGAGAGCCACTCGTGCTGGATGATCTTTATTGTATTCTTCATAACTCCCTCAGTAGGATTCGAACCCACGACTTCCGGATTCCTCCGGCGCTCTGACCGTAACTCTGAGCTATGAGGGAAACCACTACAGTCATTATGAGGGAAACCACTACAGTCATCCAGCCCTTCAGCTGGCCCGGCTCCGCTTAACAGTCTCTGAACAGAACTGTTAAGGAGGCACAGAAACCTACGGAGGTACAAATCGGCTCTTCCATGGAGTCTTATGGGTCCTCAACTCAAGTTCATCTCCTGGTTCAGCAGGAGTGCGCTGCTTGATCAGTATCCAAATTGGTGATAAATACAAGAAGGAGATCAAGTTAGGAGATCCTCATCCCTGCCTTTGCCTGCAGGATGGCCTGATCCAACCAGAGCGCCGCCGCTGCTGACAGGGACTTGTGTCCCGGCACCGTGGGGTACGTCCAGTCCAACGCGGTCTCCTCATCCTTCTCAACCAGGACGTCGACGCAGCCAGGATCCTTCGACTTGGACCAGGTCGTCCTGAAGCCGTCTTTTTCGATTACGATCTTGTGCTTCATACCTTTCCTTTCACTTTACGGACTGGTGAGAACGGTATCCGCCGCAGGCGGAACTCCTCCATGAGGACCTTCCGGTGGTCCTGCCCCATCCCGCAGCCGACGAGCTCGATGAAGGTCCGGGCCCAGCGTCGGTCGTGCTGGTGTGTCTCCGGCAGGACCGCGTGAGCCAGCTCGTGTAGGACTGCTATCTCTCCCTGCTTCCTGATGCCGTGGAGCGACATCGAGATGTGGCCAACTACGACCTCGATGTCGTTCGGCAGGGGGTATGACGTTGGCCGCTGGCTGTACTCACGGGGGCCACCCCGGCACACGTGCGACCTCGGCCGGTAGTCCACGACACACTCACGGAACAGCGGCCACCGGCGCTGGAACCATGGCCTCTCTATCACGTCCTGCACGTAGCGAGCCACCTCCGCGATGTCGGCGAAGGTTCTGAAGATGACTTTACGGCGGAAAGCGAACTCTGCATCGTAGCTGCGCTGGCGGAAGGAGTCCCTCCGGGGCCGTATCCCACCTCGCCACCACCGGCTGGAATCCGGCGCGAAGTAGCAGTCGAAGGCGCGCGGAGCCTTTGGATTCACGTCCAGGATCTTCCCTGGCCGCTTCTCCGCCGAGTAGGTCGACACCTTTGGATCGTACTGCAGGAGATCCATCACCTCACCTCACCTCACATCGCAGATAGCGATCCGATCCATGTCATGAGACTGCAGCGGCTCACCGGTCAACTCAATATTCGTCCTCAGGCTCCCGTCCCAGCGCTCCAGGTACTTCCACGCTGTCCTGGCCCCTATAGTGAAGTCCTTCACCGGTTTCTCCAGCTTTTGGAGCAGGTCCCCAACACTGGCTCCTGCCCCCGGCGCTACCCAGTTCGTGCCTAACATCATTTGTTCTCCTCACTTACGCACCTTGATCGTGTTCTTCATCTCGCGGAGGTCGGCCAGTAGCTGCGGGAGGCGGTAGGTCTCACCACACTCGACGGCCCGTTTCACGTCGCCCAGGGAGGCGTTTTGTTTCACGAGAAGTGTCACGATGTCCCTAAACACCTGTTTGGTGTAGTCATCTTCACCCATCGGTAGGCCCTGGAAATTTCCGTCGGGGTCGAGGAGGTGCTCGAGTATATGCACGTTCTCACGCCCGTAGGCTAAGCCCAGTCGCACATAGGCGATCATGCGTACCGCCACGACCTCAAGGAGACTACGATTCAGGAAGTTGTATCGGTCGTATTTGACGTCGAAGTCCCGACCCACCTGCTCACCGACGCAGATCTCCGCATCGCACCAGGGTCTGAAATCATGCCCGGAGTTCTCCCAGTGACCGTCGCTGATCTGTCCCTTGAGTTCAGACTCAAAGAGGATCGCCTGACTCACCGTCCGGAATGTGATCTTACCCATGACACCACCCTTTCGCTCGAGGTCCCCGTCTCAGAAGGTGAACGCAGGCTGCGTCTCGTAGCCCAGGGCGGCCTGGACGACTTGACGAGGGAATTTGTACTGCTTGGTGGTCCCCACCTCGATACCGCCGAAGGGGAACCTACGCCGCTTCGGGCTGATCTCAGTCAGCTTGAATATCTTGCCGCCGTGGGTGAGGGTGCGGCCGTAGTCCGTCTTCCTCACGCCGAACATCTCGGCGCACCGCTCGAACGCGGCCTTTTGGGCCAGGTTCTCACCGCCTGCATCGATCTCATTCAGCTCGTACCGCATGTGGAGTCCCGCGTTGCTGTAGCTGCAGGAGTCCTTCGCGACCTCGATGCCGTTCGCTTTGCAGATGCCGTCGACGGCCTCCCGTATCGCTTTCTGGATCATTGCTGCTCGTTGTCTATCCATCGCTCACCACCTTTCTACCCATAGCATACACTATAGTCGGCGAGAAGCAAAGAGAAATCCACTGACTGTGATGAGATTTCGGTTATCGGTCTTAGAAGGGCTCCCTAACCTCCTCACTCTCCTCGACCACCGGCCACGTGTACGGTCCACCGAACTTCTCGTCCCAGTGCCTGCGGAGCTCCGCCAACGGTGGGAAGATGTAGTAGTACGGTCGCTGGATCAGCTTATCTCCAATGGTGACCGGGATGTGGTCCTGTCGCCGCCGGAGCGAGTCCCCTGGACACGCCAGCCGCATGAAGTGCCCCAGCTTCGTGGCTGAGGTCCGGCGGATCTGCTGGCCCCAGACGCGGATGTGCTCGACGAAGTCGGCCGTGAGCTCCTCCACGAGCACCTCCTTCTTCCAGCCGCCGTGCTCCGCGAGTAACTTGCCGTCCCGCAGCTTACCGTACCACCAGTCGTGCGTCGGCTCGAAGGAGTGGATCTTCTGGTCCTGCAGCGCCTTGGTCTGCGGGACAGCGCGCACGTCATATCTCAACAGGTCTGTAGACAGCAGCGCGTGCAGTAAGTTGGCGTAACCCCCTGCCCGCATCGCCTCCGCGATCCGGCCGAAGTACATCGCGTCCTGGATGTGGGCGCTGCTCACGTCGAGTACACAGAACCGCCGCTCCCTGATGCCCGCCGGCACGACCCAGTCCTCGTTCGAAGCCATCAGGATGTGCAGGCAATTCGGGACCGTCTCCGCGTCGATGCCCTTCGGCTCCACGATGATGGAGTCCTCTGTAACCAGCGCCTTCAGCATGGACGCATGGCGACGGTCCCCGGCAAAGAAGGCCTCGTCCGCGAAGAGTACGGTGCAGTCCCGCAGGTGCGCATTAAAGTTTCCCGTCAGGTGCTGCGCGTTGGACACATGGATGAAGTGCCGCCCGAACAGCTTGCCGAACGTGCGGGCCAAGAAGCCCTTCCCCACTCCCATGTCCCCCCGGAGTACGATCGCCGTCTGCCCAGGCTGGTCTGGGTGCTGCACGGCCCACGCCATCCACCCCATGACATAGTCGTAGAGAACCTGCTCCCCACCGCAGATGTTCTCTCTTATATGAACCAACAGCTGGTGGTGTTTGTCACCAGCTGTTGGTTCATACGCGAACCCCCTCCACATGTTATAGTCAGTCGGGGTCTCCCGCCCAGGGGCGAAGGTGATCTTCTCATACTGCCGCCGCTTCTCGTGCTTCAGCCACCACTGTCCCATCGGCATGTAGCGTGGGTTGCCCTTGGCGTCGGTGCCGATCTGGACGGCGACGTTCATGTACTTCCTGCAGAAGTCCTCGAAGGACATCTTCACCAGCCGCTGCCGCTCGAGGACGGCGTCCCAGTCCTCGTAGATGACTCGCATCTTGCCGCCGTAACCGACGACCGCGTACTTGTCGTTCATCTCCAGGAGGTGTGGGTCGATCGCCCGCTGCCGGGCGCGCTCGATCTGCTTCTTGGCGTAGCCTTCGGCATTCCTACCCTTATCGAGGATAGATGCAGAGATGCCGAAGTCGGGATCAGTGATCACGGAGTACATCGTGTCGTCGTTGAGGTCGGCCCGCACCATCTCGCAGCAGACGAAGAACAGCGCCTCGCTACGCGAGGGGAACCGGTCCGGTCGGTCCGGGTCAGTCCCCTGCACGATCACTACCTTGCAGAGGTCAGAGATCTTCGGGAGCTCGTTGACGTCGTCGATCCGCTTGATGTTGCCGGACACCTGGATCGAGGTCGTGTGACCGAAGCCCTTCTGCTCCAACTGCACGGCAGGCGCTTGGATGAACTTGCTCAGGGGATAGATGCGGGAATCGTCCCACTCGACGAGTTCAGCAATGGTCTCGGTTCGACCCTTTTTCCGTTTACGGTCATCCGGAAAATTTACGGTTCCTGGTAGACGAAGGATACGGTCCACGTTGTGGCACTCGTCGGCTCCAAAGGCAAGTTCGAGCGCCTGGTTGTATCGAGCCGCTGATTGATACAGGGCCTCTTCTCCGTTGATGACCATCGGCTCTACGAGTTTCCACCCTGCCTGCATACCTCCACCAGAAAACACGATCCAGGTTGGCTTAGATATGCCACCTGGAGGTGATTGAAGGAGCTTCAGAGCCCGCTGGCGTTCCTCAGTCAAGTCTTCCCCTGCACGGGGGTCTATATCGACGTGGCAAAAAGCAAGTTCCCTAACATCTTCGCGAGACGCCTTTCTCGTCACCTTATAGCGTAAGGGGTTGAGCGCATAGTAAATGTTTCTATCAGGATTCTTTTGCAACCACTCGGCCACCTGCTCTGGTGTGTCGAGACACACAGTCTCGATTGACTTCTTATCCAGGGAAATGGCAGTCAATGTCCAGAATGGTGAGGATAGCCGCTGGAGGAAATCAATTGCCTTCTGTGGCTCGTGCTGCATTAGTCTTCCTTTGTGCCCAGATATCTCTCATCTTTTGACAAAACGCTGGGCTCCGTTTCCTTCCACAACATCAGCCACGCAGCACCCTAATCAATTGCTCTTCACTCAATCCGTCATGCCAGTAGCCCCGCGCGTAGGCTGCCAACTCAAGATGGGTTGCTGTGCCGAGGTGCGTAGCTGCCACGACACCATCGAACAGGAGCCACTCTCGCCTGCATTGGAGCATGACCCATGCCCTACCTCCATGACGGCATCGCCGCTTTAGCCAAGCCGCTTGTTCTGGCAACAAGGGGTGATCCAGTTTCACTGGCGTCGTTGGTCGCTGCGGCCAACGACGTAGCCACTTGCACTCGATCCACCCACCGACGTAGTTGATGTCGGGGGTGCCCGGCCCCACTCGGTTCTCTACGGGCACCGCGTCCAGTGCCCGCAGAGAACCGATGAGCGTTCGTCGCATGCCGGACTCGGACATGGGTTACCCATAGACCTTGATGAGACCGTGCTTCTCGTTGTACCGGATGTCCCGGATGGCGTCGCCGCGAGTACCTCCGGCTGCGACCACCGCGTCGACGTACTCGCTCACGAGCATCCCGTCCCTGCAGCAGGCCCACCGCTTGGCGGACGCGCCGCGCTTGATGTAGTCGGGCTTCAGGATACGGATGAGCTGCTCACCGGTCGTCTGGAGAGCCGTGGTGACGATGGCCCTGGCCTCATCGTCGCTCTTGAACTTCTCCACTTTCCCGACCTCCTGGTGTTGCTTCGCGATCGCGTTGTTGATCTTCACCATGTCGAGGTCACTGAATTTCGTCGGTGTGGCCATCATGAATCTCCCATTGAAGTTTCTCTGATACTTAGCCTGAGAAAGTTTATATCGTACTTCAGGACGACGCATGGCGGTTGCAATAGCTTGCCGCCTCTCAGGTCTTCTATTTTCAATCCTCATTCGTCGTGAAATTTGCTCACACTTTTGAGGATCACGATTTGCCTTCGCTATTTTCAACCTATGCTCCAATGATAGTCGTCTACCTCTCAGAGCGGCTGATCGCTTTGCTTTAGATTCAGGATGTTGCATTGTAGCCGAGATTTTCCTACCAACCTCACCAGTGGGATCAATCGTTCCATCCCCGCCACTCGTCATATTGTACCCATTATCTGGATTCTGTAAATCAAGATCCGCAATCCACTGGATCTCCAGTTCCTTGGCACGATCTACAGAGATTTTCTGGGCAAGATTCACGAGAACGAACTCATTTGGGCCGTATTTTCGAATGGCAGAATTGAGCCGAGATTGTTCACCATCCAATGCTTTATACACATGCCTCTTCCACCTTCTCGTCACGGTCTCTGTAGTGAATCCAGCATAGATCTTACCACTGGGAGAACAAATTCCATAAACTAAGGCCATTTATGGCTCATTCTCATGTTCAATATATTCAACACCTGCTTCTTTGAAGAGGGATTTTGTTAGTTTCATAGACACACCCCACCGGACGACGTTGTCCGTCGTCGGCGGAAATGCCACCACCCGCTTAATGCCCGCCTGGATGATCAGCCCAGCGCACCGGCAACAGGGGGTAAACGTAACGTACATCGTAGCCCCCCGCAGGTCTCTGTCCGCCAACAGGATGGCGTTCGGCTCCGCGTGCACGATGATCGCGTTCTTCAGGTCGCGATCATCGAGCCGCTCATCCTCGGCTACCCCATGGGGGAAGGCATTGTGGCCAGAGGATATGAATTTCCCCTCTACATCTACGATGATGACCCCCACCTTTGTACAAGGATCCTTCGACAGCTCGCTCTCACTACGGGCCATGATCATGTACGCCACATCCTTCGTCATCGGAGCTCCCATCTGCATGTCTCCTCTTTCTCACACATTATAGCCATCGCGTCGACGACGAGAGTCAGGCTCTTCTCCCAGGTAGTCACGTGCGGATACCAACTCCGCTGCGCGAACACAGAGACCCACGACGGCAGCTCGGTCGACGGGCGCAGCGCCCTTAGAGAATTACGAGGACCAACCCACACCACCTTGTCCAGGGTGAGCGAGAACGCGCTCTGGCGATGCACCCTGATCTCCTCATCAACTGCGATCCTCAGCAGGTCTATCGCCTCACTGCTCAACTCACTGTAGTAGTTGACCGTCATGTGGAGGTCTGGCCGACCCCTGAATCTCAAAGCAAGATAGTACTTCATCACATCTCCGTCACGTAGCCCTCGTCCTCCGCGACGGGCTCATAGTCTCTCCGCAACTGCTGCACCACCTCCCACGGGTAGTCGGAGTCCTCACACCGTTGCCTCAACTCCTCATCGCCAGGATCAGTGAACTCGACGAACTCCAGGCGGATCAATCCATCACTGGCCATCTCGACCCACCACTTCCGCCTCGCCCGCGTAAGGTTCGTCGTGTCCGCTATGACGTTCTGTCCGCGAATGATCAGGACCCTCGCCATCAGGTTGAACGTCCGCCACACCATTGGCTCAAACTTCCTGTCCCATTCGATGCCGAGCGCCCGCCGGATGTCGTCGGCCGACAGGATCGTCGCGTTGAGCCTGAGCGCATTCTCGTTAGCCCAGGTGGACTTCCCGCTCCTGGGCAACCCCACCAGGACCCAGACTCTTGGTGGTATGGCTGCGATCCGGTCCCTCGTGCTGAAATCACCTCGGCACTTCCGTCGCTCAGTCATGGACGAGGCCTCCCGTGAGTGGTTGATCATCAGGATCGATGGAGTAGTTCTTTGGGTCCAGCGCCCTGTGGATCGGGGAGAAGTTGAAGAACTTTGCGGGGAACCGCTCTTCCATTTTCGTGATCCTGGCTTGTAGGTCTATTATGTCAGCGAGCGGCACCTCCACTGTACCTGGCTTCTGTTTCAGGTGGTCGTCCGACCCGATGTGCAGCCACCTTTCGATCCGCATGGAGATCTTGACGCCCGTGCAGGAGCCGAACATGGTCCCGGCGCAGTACCACCAGAACAGGTCAAGGGTCATGCCCGCCGTCACGAGGGACCGGAAGGTAAGATACCACGTGGCGTTGCTGAAGAAGGCCGCGATCAGGTGGTACTTGATGTTATTCCGGTTCCGGCTCCGGCTCACGACGCTGAAGCTGACGTTCTGCACGAACGCCAGCAGCATCAGGGTTACGCAGGCGACGATGTACTCTCGTGTCCACATGCTTTGCTCCTAAACCTAAAAAGAAAAACAAGACCTAAGAACGGTATCGGGAAGACATAGAGTCTTCGCTTCTCGCGATCCCAGAATAGTCCGACCCAGCAATCACACCAGGCGAAGATGAATCTAACCATTACCACCCTGTTCCTGCGCGACCTCTTCGCGGAACTGCTCCTCGAGGAAGTCCAATTTGGAGGACATCATGCCGAGGTAATTACGGGCGTCGATCAGGTCCTTCTCCCGCTTGTCGTAATCCTTTCGGTGCAGGCTCCTCTTGACGAGCAGGTGGACGAACCACCCGAGCTCAGTCAGCGTGTAGTCCCTCCAGATCCCATCCTTGTACTTCGCCTGATGCTCCTCACAGCCCTTCGGTAGGATCGGCTCAGTCATACTCTCTCTCTCTCCTCTTGTGCATGAACTCTTTCTCCATATCAGGGTAGGCCGCGACGATCTCCTCCTCGAACGGGCAAGTCGCGCAGCACTTGACACGATCAGATCGTAGGTTCCTCCGGCACAGGCGAATGTGGGACTTCAGCCTATCGACGTTGCACCTCGAGTAGGTCACCACTTTCCACATGCAGCAAAGGCAGTCATTACTACATTTGTTCTGGTGCGCGGTCCCGTGACTACATCTCACGATCACTCGATACACACCAGGCCGTTGTACTCTATTTGCGTTCATCACTTACCCTCGTCGTGTATTGGCACACGAGCCCCTCATTCTTCGACCAAATGAAAGACGCACTTGCTCGGTTCTTTTCAACGAAACCCTGTTCCCAATGCCATTTGTCTGTAGCGCATAGACTTGGTAGCATCCGGATGACAGTGTGGCTGCCCAAGGTATCGGCCTGCATGAAGGAATATTCCATTACCTTGTGTAGGTGGCCGGTGTGGATCTCGTGGTATCTGGCGTCAGCCCATTCCCTCTTGAACACCTCGGAGAAGATCCCCCGCTGCTTCTCCCATGAGCCCTTGCTGATGGGGTGTGAGAAGCCGATGCAGCTATTGCCCCAACTGTAGACTTTACGACTTCGTGGCGTAAAGTCTGCAGTAACACCTTTTCGATAATTACCGTCGAGGTCCATGTAGTGCGCCGCGAGCGCCCGTACCAGGTAGTACGACGTTTCCGGGTCGTGGTTGCCCGGCACCCAGAGGATGTGAACAGGAGCCACCTGGCGGAACTGCTCAATCGCCTTAAAGAGTGCCCAATAGCCTGTCTCGAAGACCTTGATCAGCCGTCCCTCCACGTCGAGGTGGTGCTTGGCGAATGGGGTCTCATTGGACGGATCATTGCAGTGGAACCAATCCTGGCCGATCGGTATGACGATCTGCCCGAGGCGGTAGTTCGCCGCCGTGTCAAGGACCTTCACCACCGCCTGAGCGAAGAAGTCGGCGCTGATTTTGAGGTCATAACTCTCGTCCACCTCCGGCCCCCACGCGAGCATGCCATGGTGTTGGTCATAGGGACACCACTCAAGGAGGACCGAGTCCTGTCGGACTCTGGCCTTCTTGAGTTGTCGCGGTTTGTACGGCGACTTCAGCAGCCGGTCGACGAAGCCCAGGATGGCCCGCTCGGCCACCTTCCGCTTCCTCAGTTGGACGGAGACGTGCACATTCGTGTAGGTCTTTGGGACATCCAGGTGACGTTTACCGACGGATTGGTGTAGCTTCATCGTAACTTCACTGGTGGACACTCTGCAGGACGTGACGACCCACACTCGCGTGTCGATCTCGCACGCTCGTACCAACTCCTCCGGGTTCGTCACGTCCAGCCACCGTGGAGGTTTGCCAATTGGGTGGGTCACGTCTATGTCGACCGTGCCATTGTACTCACCGAGATTCGTGCTGACACCATCCTTCGCCTTCACCTGGTTGGCCTTACTGAGTAGACCACACTCTCGTCGTATACGAGAGATCGTTGTCGCACTCACTCCTGTCTCATCCTCTACCTCCCGCCAGGTTTTCCCCGCCCTCAACCCCGCTATGACTTGACCTTCTACTTCCGACGGTGTCTTCTTCCTCGACATTCAGGGTCTCCTCATGAGGATTGCTTGTTCATCAGTCGGCTCGCCACAGATTTAGCATGCACCTGTTTGCGAAAAACGGTATCGGATTGTAGGATCTCTCTTCCTTGCTTGAGGATATCCAACATCTTTGTTCTATACTCAGTGTCCTCGGCCCACTTCCTACGGACAGCATCACCTACAGACCTACGGCACGCACTCGACGCAGGACGATCTGGCTTTCCTTCACCGCCTGCCGTTAGATTATATCCGCCTTGTGCTATCCGTATTTCTAACTCCTTAATGTACCACTGCTCCAGTTCGCAGGCATCAAACCAGGGTAGATTCCGATGTAGCACGACGAGTCGGCAGTTCTCAGAACCGTACTTGCGAATAGCATAACCGATTGGAAACCGTGACTTCCTGTGCCGCAAGAATCTGCCTTCAGCCGTAGTAGTGGTGATACCAACGTACAGACCTCCATTAGGAAGACACACGACATAGAGCATTGCTGGCTTCAGTGCGCCTCTCCCCAGGAGAGTCCTGTCTCCACGTCTACTCTGAACGGCACGCGCGCCGGTAGGCATCCACGCATTATATCCGCCAACTCCTCAGCCTGCCTCCGCTCATAGACCGTCTCGCAGAGCTCGTCATGGACCTGTAGCTGCAGTGGGTGACCCGCCGCGTCGGACACCACCATGGCCATCTTCGTCTGGTCTCCGCTACTCCCCTGGATGATGCGATTCAGGGCCTTGTTGGTCCAGATGTACCCTCGTTGACCAGTCTTTGGGTCCTTCCCGACGGGGAACCTGCACCGCCGACCGAGGATCGTCTTGACGAAGCCAACCCGCTTAGCCTTCTTCTCGGCGAGATTCGCCAGCTTCCTCAGGAAAGGTGCCTGACGATCCACCTGGTCCAGGATGCTCTTGGCCTCCGGTCCGGCCACCTCTATCAGCTTCCCCTTACGGTTTCGCATCCACTTAGTGGGCAGCCCAAGCTGGTGGGACAGCTTACCACCACCCATCCCGTAGATGATGCCGAGGAAGATGATCTTAGCCTGTGTCCGGCGCTTCTTGTCCGGCTCCTCGCCCCAGATGATGCGAGCCATCATCGTGTGGTTGTCAGTCTTCGGGTCAGTTCGGTACGCGTCCCCAGCAGTGGTTGCCCCTTGGCAACCACTGGCCTCTGCGAAGTGGACTACCCACCTGGGTTCCTGCTGGGAGAAGTCGGCCCCAGCCCAGAGGCCGCCCTCGTCCGGGACGTAGATGACTCGCCAGATCTTGCAGAAGTCGTCGGTGTCGGTGGCTCGGCTCGGCTGCTGCTGGAGGTTCGGATCGGTGCATGAGACACGACCATACCGAGCACCGTTGTCCTCTCCGGTCGTGTCGTCGGTCTTTCGCAGCTGGTTGAACGTGCAGTGGATCCGGTCCCCGATCGCGTGCTCGCGTACGGACTTAGCGAACGTCGTCCGTATCTTGTTCACCTTGCGGGCGCGCTCCATGGCTCGTGCTACTGGGTGCTTGATCGAGGCGAAGAGGTCCTTGTCGATCGAGTACTGGCCCGTGGCCGTAGTCGGCACCTCGACCCCTATCTTCTGCAGCACCGGTGCCAGGACTGCCGCCTTCCAGACGTCGCCTACGGCCACCCGTATGTTCGTCTGGTCGTAGATCTCCTGGAGGAGCTCAGTCTCAGTCCTCTCAGACCACTCCTCGACCTTAGCCAGTCGATCGAAGTCGACCCGCACGCCCCGCCGTCGCATCCTCACGAGCACCGGGAGCAGCCTGCACTCCAGGTCGTACACCTCCTCGAGGTCCTGCTCCTCGATCTCCCTCTCTTGTCGACGCAGCAGCTGGAGTGGTAGTCGGACGTCCTGCTCCCCGTAGGCACCGATGAACCGCGCCGGCAGCCTCCACATCTCCCGCTTGGCGTCGATATGCCAGGCGAGGGCGGCTTCCCGTAGGAGGGACTCATCCTTGCCCGGGAGGTGGCGTCGCTTCGCGATGTTCTCCAGGGAGTAGCTGTCCTGGAGCTCGTCGAGCAGCGGCTCGGCCACCTGGCAGTCGCGGAACCGGTGTACGAGCGGAAATTGAATTCCCACTTGTGCCATGAAGTCCAGGTCATAGCTGAGGTTCGCCCCGCACAGGTCTCCGGTGAACGTCTTTGCCTGATCCCGCAAGTATCGGAGACCCTGGGAAGGGTCTTCGATGTTGTCCCCACCAGCATGGCGCAGAGGGACGTAGAACGCGGGACCATCCTCTATCGCGAAGCTGTATCCAACGATGTAGCCGCCTCTCCGCACGCCCGGTCCCAGCTCTTTTAGCTGAGGGTCACGGGTCTCGACGTCCACGCAGACGCGCTTGGCCCCCTCCCACGAGGGAAGATTAGATAGTCGCGGGGGACGCCAATCACCATTAGGTTGGAATAGTGGCAACTGCACAGGCAGATTTCCTCCCTATTAGTCGGATTTGTCGCGCCTTGGCCACAGATGTTTGTGACAGGGCGTAAACAAAGGTCATTCTCATACCACCGGATCCTCCGTCATGACGACCTCACCCAACTGGTGTTTCGTGGACGAGTCACAGAGAAACGGCACCATCCAAGTCAGGTTCGTGACTACCTGCGGCAAGTTGTCCACGCGAAAATCCCTGACCTCCTCGTCCGTCGTGGTGTGCGGTCTGATGAATAAGTCATCATCTACTGCGTAGAAGAAATGGATGATCGCCGTATTACTGGTCAGGACGATGAACTTCGCCCAGTCCAGGATGTCGGTTTTGACGCCAGTCTCTTCTTCGAACTCCCGCACCATCGCCTGATGCGGAGATTCCCCTGTCTCGATCTTACCTCCGATACCGTTCCACCGCCCGACTACGCAGGATGGCCCATGCCGCTTGTAGATCAGTAGTACATGCTGCATGGGTTCGTCGAACAACAGTCCTACCACATATGTTTTCATCGCTCTTCATCCTCTCACCGGCCCACAAGAGCCAGCCAGCGACCCACATCAGTACAATAATCGTTGCCAGTGTGCAGCGATCGTGCTTCATGCTTCAGACCCTCCGGGAGAATCAGAAGGAAGATGTCTCTGTGGCATCTCCGATCCCAGTCTATTCGATATTTGGCCCAGCGACCGCGAATGGGAATTGATCTTGACTCCTGGACCAGGATGATCATCTTTTGGTCCTCCCTCTACCACAGTCTCACCATCGACGTTGGTGCACATCGTCTGCTGCTCTCCTTGCAAATATGTGCCGGGACCACCAACTATGATCTTCTGATCTCGTGCTGCGGCTCTGTCCAGAACCTGGCTCGTAGCTCGTCCGGTCTCCTCCAGGTTGTCCCGGTGCCGGACGGAGCAGCACTCATAGCCGCGCGCCGTCGCCTCCGCCTCCACGAGCAGCAGATAGCGCCGCAGGTCGCGGATGTCGTCGATGATGCCCTCACCGCGCGTGTCCTCATCCATCGCCCGGAAGATGTCATAGCCCTTCTCAGAGACGAGCTTCTCGAGCCGGTCCCACTTCCTCGCGAGCATAAAGTACGCACCACACCCACCACGCTTCTTCCAACTGTTGCCATAGTGGCCGTGCGCCCGGAGCAGACCGTTTGAGTCGCTCAGGGCGATCGTCGGGAGGTGTGCCAGGTGGCTATTGTCGTCCGGGTCGAAGAGTTTTTTACTCATCACTTGTCTCCTCTGTGAGAGCCTTTAGTAGGTTCTGGAATGACTTATGCTCAGTCTTCTTCAGTAGCCCATTCGCCACCACGAACCTTACAAGTTGGAACTGCGACAACATGAAAGCCATGCCGAAATCAAAAAACGATCCCTCACTCAACTCCTGTCCAGGGAGTAACCATACGTGGACCTCCTCACATAGGAGCATGGCCGCCATATGCTCTCGACAGATGCGTACACCGCCATCATCATTCGTCTGGTCGACATCTCGATGTGGTAGGTGTACATAGTGACCCTGCGCCTCGAGACCGGCAACATATCTCTCCATAGCTTCTCGGTCCGCGTCAGTGGCTTTTCTCACGGGGCAAATCATATAGACATTAGCCATTATGCCTCATCTCCCACTCTACCTTCTTCTGTCGAATCCACGCCTCACTCACGACTCGCCAATCACTGTCCTTCTGCATCCCCATCAACTCACTCAATGCTATGTCGTAACGAGTGGGGGGAGGAACACTCCTCATCGCCTGGACCGCCCGAGACATCGGGTAGGCCACTCGCCGCAGGAATGGGCTCGTCATACCCAGGGGGAGGCCCTCCTCGAGGAACATCGGGACCTCTCGCAGGAACTGCGCAGCGTCCCCCCTGGGCAGGATCGGGGTCACCATCACAGATCCGTCTGCATACGGATCCGTGATGGTAGACGGGAAGGCCCTGTCCGCCAGCGTGTTCATCAGCGCCTCGTGCCTGTCCAGGTAGAGGTGCATGTTGTTTGACACCTGCCAGTACCTCCCGATCGGGCAGCTGATCAACCCGGCCATGACCTCCTGGAGTACCGAGAAGTGCACCGCATTGGCTCCGAGCGCTCCCCATACCGCGTCGTTCGACCGGTTGCAGACCATGAGGTCGAGTCGACCATCCTGGTCCCGGGAGAGATAGGCGTGGGTGTTACATGGTAGATCTTTGGAGTCTGCTCCAAGATCTACCATAGGGTCCCACATCGTGAGCACCTGACGACGGTCATCGGGATTGACCTTCAGCGCTTCTGCGATCTTGAGGACCTGGTCCACGTTGAAGTGCACCCGCCACCGATAGCCATACGCGCCGTGGAAGGTCGCCCCACCGTCGGAGAAGTCTCGCATGCTACTCACGATGGATGCCGGGTACTCCACGTCTCGTCGCCCGGCCAGCATCCACAGGGACTCCAGCAGGTGGAAGAACGGGTTAGCCGCCCGCTCCGGCCAGAACACTACGCGCTCCTGTGGTCGCTCGTACTTGATCGTACAGGGTTCAGGGAGCCGGAGGACCGGCCCGTTGCGGCTATCCCGACGGATGCCCTTCCTCTGGAGCTGATACATCATCTCTGGCAGGGCACAGTGGACGTTCCTCACCTCAATCACGTGCATAGGCTCTTCTCCAACTCATGGTCGTTGCCAGGTATTCCACTCATGTGGAAATGCTCTGATTCTAAGACATCCAACGAATGGCCAAGGTCACGTCGGACATCGCACAGGCAACCGTACTTACCGCACTTCTTGCAGATGGCTGGGGTGCACTGTTCCTCGTAGCCGTCCGTCCTGAGCACCCAGTCATGTTTGTGGACCTTCAGCTCATGAGCTTGGTTGTACTTCATAGCCCCAACGCTCCTATAACGTGCTGGAATGCCTGCTCACGGCTGAGCTCTAAGACGGTGATGCCACTGGCCCGCCTCGCGTCGTTCTGTCTCTGTAGACACCTGTATTTGGATACGATGTTGTCCTCCTTGACGGGCGTATACTCCTTGCCCGTAGCCAGGGCGCGCGCCCGCCGTCGATCGTTCACGCTGGCGAGGCACTCCTCCAGAGGGACAGCTATGTGCACGATGGCTAACCCCATGCCACGCAGGCGCATCAGTCTCTTGATGCCCCACGTCGCGACGATGAGGCCCTCGAGCAGGACCCTCTGACCGTCCTGTACGGCCTTGACGATCAACCGCTCCAGATCATCCGACGCCCCCTTCCACGAGAGGCAGTCGCACCCACCACACGTCGGACCGTCGTACCTGCCCAGGAGAGTGATGTCATATGGGTGTCCCCACTGGGAGCCGACGCGGATCGACTTCGTCCTGTCTCTCTGAATCCTACATTCCCCATTCGCCTCCCTGGGCAGGAGATCCAACACTCGCCGCATCAGATAGGTCTTGCCGGCACCGTTCGTTCCACTGACCAGTATAATCATGCCAGGTCTCCCATTAAAGCAAGTGTCAGACTGTGGTGCATGATCGACGAGATCCTGCGGAGGGCCTCCGCCCGAGGGATCCCCTCAACATCCGCCAGCACCCGCGCAGACAGCCAGACGGATCGCCCACGACCGGCCTCGCAGTGGATCAGGATCCTCTTCCCCACACGGACCAGGTTCACGAGGAACTCGACGAACAGATCCGCGCACTCCGGTACCTCCGACGGGGAAGTAGGCCAGCACAGGTACACGCGACCCAAGCTGCCGGACGACAAGTCTGGGTCCACCTTGGACCATAGGTTCACGACGACGTCGATCCCCAGCTGCTCCAGGAGCCGTTTCTTCTGCTCGTAGGGCCAGGTCAGGAACTGACCGCGCTGGTAGATGCGCCCTGGGAGTATCTCGTTGATGGATGCTCGCTTGTTCATATAAGTCACCTCTCAATTGGATTGTCAGCCGCCACGGACTTCGCGTAGTCATAGAGTAAGTCGGACCAGACGATGCCCCGCTCCCGCATCCAGCCGGCTACGTCGAGTCGGCGCTTCCTCCATCCCTGTATCTCACCCAGGCACTCGTGGGGATCGATGGCTGCCCGAGCCTCGTAGAGCCGGGAGACCATGCCCTTGCTCCGCCAGTAGTCGGCGTACTTACCGAGGGAGTACTCCAACTCCTCGTCGTGCTGGTTCCCTGCGTAATCATGGCCATCCTCGTAGCACGCCCGATACTCACAGAGCAGAGTCGCGAAGAGGAAGTATGACATCTCTATCCCGCTGCGTTCTTGTAGTTCAATCTTGACCTGCTCGGCGATCTCGTTGACGACCTTCGACTCGCCGGTAGCCAGCTCGGCGATGCGGTCCGGCCGCAGCAGCATGAGGCAGCGGATCGGGGAGTGGGCCCCGATCGCTCGGATGTCGTACAGGTGCGCCCTCATCACTCCCCGTCTCCGCATGAGCTCCAGCAGGCGGATCGAGATGTACCGGCCGAAGAACGGTATACCGTTGGCCGACTCCCACCACTCGTCATACTCTGCTCGGGGATCGTCCCATGTCTTGGCCATCAATCGAGGTAGTTCTTTATCCTCCCACAGAATGAATCCCGCCAGGCATCGGCAGAACTTATCTGGAGTCCGAACGCAGCGACGAGGCACGCGGGTATGGAATCCGGACCAGTTGTCGTGAACCCAATGGTACATAGCCTCAGATCCTTCCTTATCTATACGACTACGGGGCCAGTAGCACCAGACAGCCTCTCCCGTTATGAGGGAATACGCCGCCAGGTACGCCCCCGCCATCCAGGTCTGCTCCCTGAACGACTGCTCGCTGGTGAGCCAGTCTGCCACCCGCATGTGGGGGACTGGCTCACCGATCGCCGCCTTCGCCTGGGCGAACTCGACAAACCTCTGGTGGTGCCACTCTCCGGGGTGGTCGTTGCTGATGGTCTTGATCACTGACTGAGCCATGCCCGGAGGCCCTCCAGCGCCTTGTGGTCCTCCATCTGGACCGGGGGCGACTTCATGTAGAAGGCGCTCGGGGCGAGGATCGGACCACCCTCATGCCGGTCCAGGGCCACCTTCGCACACCGGATGGCGTCCGTCACCACACCGGCTGAGTTGGGGCTGTCGTGCACCTCCAGCTTGAGGTCAAGCCGTATCGGTGCGCCGCCATAGCCCTCACCCTCGATGGTGATGAAGCACCACTTGCGGTCGTTGAGCCAGGCGACGTGGTCACTCGGTCCGACGTGCACGTCCCGCGCCGGGAGGTCAATCCCCATCACGCTGGTCACAGCCTGGGTCTTGCTGATCTTTTTACTGCGCAGGCGACTACGGTCCAGCATATTGTAGAAGTCAGTGTTGCCACCGACGTTCAGCTGGCTGGTGTGCGTCATCTTGTAACCGCGCATGTGGAAGAGCTCGGCTAAGGTGCGGTGGATGATCGTCGCGCCGACCTGGCTCTTGATGTCGTCGCCGATGATCGGGAGGCCTGCGTCGCTGAACTTCTTAGCGTACTCCGGTGTCGACGCGATGAAGACCGGGATGCAGTTCACGTAGGCACACCCAGCCGCCAGCGCGCAGTCCGCATAGTAGCGGACAGCCTGCTCGGAGCCTACTGGGAGGTATCCGACTACGACCTCCGCCTGGGCCTTCTTTAAGGCCGCCACGATGTCCACGGGCTCCTCACCGCTCTCGACGACGAAGTCTCGCAGCGTCGTCCCCAGCCCATCCAGTGTAGGACCGCGCTGCACGACGACTCCGGTCGGCGGGACCCGACAGAACTTCAGGGTGCAGTTCGGCTCCGCGTCGATCGCCAAGGCGAGATCCAGACCCACCTTCCGCGCATCCACGTCGAAAGCCGCCACGACTTCAATGTCCTGCGGACGATACCCACCGATGCTCGGCTCCATTAGCCCATTCACATGCTCACCGCTACCGCTCCCATAGTACTGCAGTCCCTGTACCAGGGAAGAAGCACAATTTCCCACACCAATAATCGCAGTCCTGATCATAGTTCATCCTCTTTCAAGATAGTGTTTAGGAGACCACCATGCCACATAGTATACGGTATCCTTAAGGAGAAGGCAAGTAAAATCTTCTCTTCATCCGCCGATTTAGGTACTTCACCTTCGCATACTTCCACATTTCACATAAAAAATGTTCCACTTCCCTCATCTCCCACATCGGCCACTCCTGCGGCCAGTACACCACTGACTGGCTACATCGCAGTAATTTGCCCATGAGACCGAGCGCCTCTTCCTTCGCAACCCGGCTCCCGTACTTGATCTCATCGGAGTTGCCCGCCACGAGCCACGACAACCCTCGGCAGGCCCCAGGTCCGGGGACCGACCAGGTCATGACGTCGGTCGCCCTCTCGAGGACCGGCGTCCACCGCAGGTCACTGACGATCTCGTAGGCGAGGAACGAGCCGATGTATGAGTATCGCTGAAGCAAATCACACGCGAACTCAAGGCTGGCGTGCTCGCACATCTGCTCTGCCAGGAGGTGTGAGTCGGCCTGAACGGTATCCACTATGGCGACGACACCATGCAGCTTATCCATCCCAGTCGGGGTCTTGATCATGTAGGCCGCGCCTACCACCGGGTGGACATCCTTCAGGACCTTGCAGACACCTCTTCCATCCCACGATTGCAAGAGCCCGGCCTTCTGGATCCTCTCCAGAATCTCAATCCGGTTGAAGAGCCGGCAGGCCACCATGGCAGTGACCATCCGATCATCACTCTGATTCCGGAGAGGTCCTCGAACGTTCTTGTCAATCCACTTCGTGGTCCTATCGTCCTCGCGAAAGACGTTGCAGAATCGCCATGCCTGAAAGACCGGATCCTCCGTCCAGGGCCTTGACTCACCAGAAAGCCTTCTCTGATGAATCAAGTACCGCTCCCGAGCCATCGCGAAGTACTCAGCTATGTTCTTCTCAATCATCTGCATCCTACTCACACTCCCTTCTCCCCGTCTTCACGTCCACCGTGCAGGCCGACGGGGACACGTCATCGTCCATCGACCTTATGACTCCGGCCCGCCTCCCGCCCACTTGGTAGGTCGTGAGCCCTTTGCATCCGAGCTCCCACGCCCTGATGTAGAGGTCCTTGAACTGCTGCCACGGCATGTCTACCGGTACGTTGCACGTCTTCGAGACAGAAGAGTCCACATGGTGCGCCGCAACGGCCAGTACCGCCAGGTGCTCCTCTACAGTCACCTCGGAGCTCCGCTTCCCCCGTGTACCGAATACCCGATAACCGTAGTCACCAAAATCCGTCTCGGTCTTCCCTACCAGCATATTCAGTACCCGCTTCTGCGTATAGGAGAATACCGGCTCGATCCCGGACGACACGTTATCTGCACAGATTGATATCGTGCCCGTTGGAGCGATAGAGGTCAAGTGGCTGTTACGTATCCCGTATCGCTGAATCAGCTCCTGCGTCTCTGGCTCAAGGGTCTTAATGAACTCTCCTGCCAGGTACTTCTCAGGATCATACAGCGGAAATGTACCCTTCTCCTGGCCCAGGAGCACCGACGCCTTATAACACTCATTCGCTATGGTTCTTAGGAGCTTCTCTTCGAACTCAATGAACTCCTGAGAACCATATGGCATGTCGAGCGCCTCGAGCGCGTTCGCCAAGCCCATAACCCCGAGGCCCATCCGGCGCTTGCTCTTTGCCTCCTTCTCTTGCTCGTATAGCGGGTAGGTGGTCTTATCTATCACGTTATCCATCGCCCGGACCACAGGGGGGATGTCAGCCTTCAACTGCTCCCAGTCGAAAACTCTGATCTTCTCCATCGTATTCCTGGTGATGCGATCCTTGACGTACTGCACTAAGTTGAAGCTGCCCAAGAGACAGGCCCCGTAGGGTGGTAGTGGCTGCTCACCGCAATTCCGCACGAGCATCCCATCATTCTGTCCTAACTGAATGAAGAAGGAATGAGTCTCGTCCACGGTTCCACAGTACACGTCCTCCATGATTTCAAGTGTTTCGACTGATACCACTCGATGATTGGCTTCCTTAATCCGTTTCTGCGCGGTGTATTTGCAACAACCACACGCCTCCGCGATCTTAGCGAAGGAGTAGCCTGCTTCTCGCATCTCGAGCATCCATTCGATCGAGATGTCGCTCCTCCAGCGACCATTCCTCTCGCCACGAAGGCAGTCAGGATCGGTCTTCATCGGATTCCGATCAGGGAACCGACGAAGAGGATTCTGGTCACCACGCATGTGCATGGAGTTGTGCTCAGACGACCGCAGCAGTTCCAAGTTCTCTGGACGATTGTCGTTCTTGATGCCGTTGCGATGATGAATATGGAGCTCTTCACCTAATCCATTCACACCCTCGAACGGTACGTGATGTTCCATGATGGAGACGATGCCGTTGGTCAGTTTCAAGTAACCCTTCTGATTCGCACAATATCGATACACGCTCTGGAGCGAATCCCCAGCATGGAGATCCTGGGCCTCCACTTCTTGACCATTCTTCAAAAAGAACTTGTGCTGCGGTGTGCACTTCACAACTTGTCCATTGTCGAGCATGACTCGCACAAGTCGTGCACCGCGCTGGGTGCATCGCGGGTTCCGCATCGTGCGGTACACCAGCCGTCCTTCACCATTTTGGGTGAGTACCTGAACATCTCTGCCATCTGCAGCCAACTCATCAAACCTTCTTGATCCTCGATCAGTCCAGACCAGTGTATCACCAGTGAAGCACGGGTTCGTCGCGATGATGTTCTCGCAGTACCACAGGTTGTTCATCCTGCGGATCGTGTCGATGAAGAGGACCCCTGGCTCGGCCCAATCCCAAGCTGACCGCATGATGGTGTCCCACAGAGCCTTGGCGTCAACCTCCCGGTAGGTTCGTCCACCGAACCTCAGGGCAAACAGAGCACCTGCTTGCACTGCCTTCATGAACTCGTCTGTCACGGCGATCGAGATGTTGAAGCCAGTAAGCCGGTACACCATCTGGAGGACAGAGTACCACGTGAGCCATTCTGGGGAACCTTGCTGACACGCAGTAAGTTTCTCCAGAATGATCCTTGCCTCCTGCGGAGGCTGCTTGCTATGAATGAACTCCTCGATGTCGGGATGGTCGACGGACATGACAGCCATCTGGGCTCCCCGGCGGTGCCCAGAGGAGGACACGCACCGGCAGATGGCGTCATAGATCTCCATGAAGGAGACCGGCCCGGACGACTTTGAGGCCAGTTTCCGGATGTAGTCACCGCGCGGCCGCAGGGTGCTGAAGTCGTAGCCTATCCCGCCTCCCATCCTCATGGTGGCAGCCGCCTCAGCGGCGATGGCCATGATTGACCCATGACCCTCCACGAAGGAGTCCTCGATCACCCCAGACACAAAACAGTTATAGGCCGTCGTGTGCTTCGTCGATCCGATCGACGCCTGGATCCTACCACCAGGTATGAATCTCATGTCGAGCAGCGCATCGCGGAACGCGCGGAAGTGCTCATCGTTATCCTCAAGAGCTCCAGCGACACGGTTCATCGCCTCCTTGAAGGACTCGCCCTTACCTCTGTACTTCTCGGCGTGGATCGCCTCAGAGAATGGTAGTGTCGGACCCATTTATCTCCTCACACATGGTTAATCGATCTCACCAATCCACATCTCCGCCCTGACCGTCCTCAAGGTTGTCGTCGCCTTCATAGTAGTTGTGATCGTCCAACGCCGTCTCCAAGAACTGGATGGCCAGCTTATCGACGGCCTTCTCCGGCTGCAATTCTAACAGCTCGTCGAACTCCGCATCGCTCAGCGCCGACGACTCCTCAACCATCTCCGCTGCCCGCTGGCGGGCCTTCTCAAGCATTTCCTGTCCTGTCATGATAGTACCCTCTCGGTTACGACAGATCGTTACTCTCTCAGAGGCCTGTTCTTTACGACGCTGCCATGCTAACCGCATCTTATAACGGGCCTCCTCACTGTGTCTCCAACCTCGTTGAGCAGCCAACTTACGACGATGCTCTTCGCTCTTTGGTCTACCTCTCACTGCAACCACCACAGAAAGAATGTGCTCCGGACGACGATTTGCCTCAGTCATGTGTTGTATGTGTTTAAGACTCTTGGGACCTCGACAATTCTTCCGCCACTTGTTTCGTGTAAATTCGGATGGTACCCAACCAGATAACCCATCCCCACCCTTTGTCATGTTATATCCATTATCTGGGTTCTGTAGATCAAGATCTGCTATCCATTGGATCTCCAATCCCTTAGCTCTGTCCTCAGGTATCCCCTGGGCAAGAGTCACAAGAATAAACTGTCCTCCACCGTATTTTAGGATGGCAGAATTAAGACGAGACTGTCTGCCGTGCATCGCATCAGACACATGCCGTCTCCATCTTCTTAAGACTGTTCCTGTGGTATACCCAACGTAGATCTTTCCGCTGGGAGAACATGCTCCATACACCTCAGCCACGACACACCACCACTTTCTCCGATGCTCTCGTTATAGCTGTGTAGAGCCAATTCTTGGCTGAACCACGGAAGACATAACTCTCATCAAAGATGAATACCGATGGCCATTGACTACCTTGCGACTTATGAGTTGTTAGGGCATAGCCAAAGTCAAATAGTTGGGCCTCCCGTATCTCGTAGTACGGGAGCTCGCTCTCCCTCCCCTGAAAAAAGTGGACGTGTGCCTCGACTGTGACCTGCTGACCGTCCTCGTTCGTCACGGTCAGGCAGACGCGGTCCTCGCATACGCCTGGCGACACCTCATCCACGGTCCAGATCGTACCATTCAGCAGCCCCTCCATGTGGTCGTTCCGAAGGCACACGAGACGATCCCCTACGACTGGGAGCTCATCCTGTGCACCTAAGCCCAGGAGGGATCGCATCCGGGAGTTGCACCTGCGACGGGTCTCGTTTCTCCCAACAAGAATTTGGTCTGCCTGACAGACCAATTCTTGCTGGGGTTTCCCATGCATCACAAGGGATTGTCCATATTCACCGTCCTCGAGGGACTCGCCCATCCTGACCTTAGTGGCTAAAGTCAGGACGGGCGAGTCCCACGCCTGTCGATGGATCTCCGTCAGCATCATGTTCGGCTCCCTGTCGGTGAAAAAGCCACCACCCTTCACCGGAGGCAGCTGGGCCGGGTCGCCGATCACGAGGACCGGCGTCTTAAAAGACAACAAATCCATGCCCATCCTCTCATCCACCATGGAGCACTCGTCAATGACGACGAGGTTCGCGTCCTTCACTGAGGACTCCGGGTTAAGGGTGAAAGACGGGCGCTTCAGCCGCTGCGTCTCCTCCTCTATCTGTCGCCTGAGCTTGAGGATGGTCTTGTTGGTAGGTTGGTCTTCAGCAGGTGTCTCATTGCAGGCATCCCACAAGGATTCCTTGAGCTCGAGGAGGTGCATCTTAGACTTGCTGGCGGGTAGGTAGATCAATTGATGGATCGTGCTCGCCATCGGACAGCCGCGCTTCCGCATGACGGATGCGGCCTTCCCGGTGTACGCCCCGAAGAGCACCCTATCCGTGCCCTCAGCCAGGTGCTTCGCGAGCGTGGTCTTTCCAGTCCCCGCGTAGCCAGCGAGGTAGTAGACGCTGTCGCTTCGCTCACGGAGCCAGCGACCAACGTCGTCGAGCGCTTGCTGCTGCTGTGGGGACCAGTTCACTCACACCTCGCTGCCAGACCCGGCTCATCACAGTACATCATCTCGAAGTCAAGTGAAACGTCAAGCGGTTCAGAGTGAGGACAATCGTCCTTATAGCAACAGTGATCTCTCTTGTTACATACCACCATAGTCGTCTCAATAAAGTGCCAGGCCAGGCTCGTGTCTCAGTCCGATCATTCACGACAGGTAAAGAACCTCGTCCGAGGGGATACCCATCTCCTGGCGGCTGACTATCGCCACTTCTGGCACAAATGTAGTGTAGGCAACATATGTTACCCACACCGAACAAGAGGCACGCTCTTCTGGCATGCCCCTTGTTCGGTGCCGCCCGCCGAAGCAGGCGGCACCAGGTGGTGAGGGTGATGAGAGGCTTGGTTAGAACGGTTCGGACTCGGCGGCACCCGGCTCCACCGTCTGAGTGTCATAGGCCGCGCGGGCCAGGCCACCCCTGACCGCGTCAACGAGCGCCTTGCCCTCGGCCAGCAGGCCCTTGTACTCGTTCGTGGGCAAGTTAGCCGAGTTGGCAAGATTGCCACCGGCGAAGTCAATCTTGAAGTTCTTGAAGTTGTGCCCCTTCTTGTCCTTGTCATCGAAGGATGTGATGGCCAGGCGGAAGGCGCACAGCGGGGGCCTCCCCTTGATCGTCCGGAGCATCGTATTCATCCGCTTATAGACCTTGATCTTGGACGAGTTGAACGCGAGGACGATCGGACATACTGACTCCTTCGAGTCCACCTTCTCCAGGAGGAGGCCATAGACGTAGAACGTCTCACCGAGCTCATTGCCGTCAGGGGTCGTGAGATCGTTGAAGCTCCTCTTGTCTCTCCTCGCGGCCTCCCGCGCGTCGACGATGAGGGGGTCGCTGATCTCATGGACGTTCTGGAAACCACCTCCCGTGTCGCGGGGGGCCCACTCCACGAACACGTTCTGCGTGAAGCATGGCACCACGTAGACCGTCTTCCCAAGCAGCTCCTGCGTGACCGTGTTCATGAGGTCACCAGCCACCGCGCCGGGGATCCGCTTCGGGTCACCGTCCGTGACCTGCGGGCTCCCCGCCTGAAGCAAACCGAGGAATGGGATCGCAACGTCCCGAGACGTCTGCCCCTCGAAGCCCACTCCGGCGAGCTCACCGAAATCCACGCCAACCAAGGCATGGCTATCGGTCTGTACTACCAACTGGTTCTGATCCTGTTCCGACATAGTTCAACCTCCAAAATCGCGGCGAGCTCTTTTACGTGCCCCGACGCATTTGCACGGTGACTTGAATCACTTCTGCGGGGCACTACGAGAAGTGCACCCCAGAAGGGATTCAACCGGTATCCCACAGAGGGACTTAGACCCCTCTGGCAGATTGCAGTGTACCTGCTCACTCATTCTTCTCTCTCTCTTAATACTCGCGTATCTCTGCTCAAAGACCCCAAAGAGATCCATCGGAATCGGGTTACCATTCTCCAGTTGGCTTCCCACCCACGCGGTCAGCGTCGCAGGCTCCACCTTCATATTTTGCCGGACCCCCGCATTATCCTGCTGGCTCAGTTGCAGGCAGAGGTCCTCAGCCAGCTTCTCCTGACCCCCGTTAAAGGCCACCTCCACCGTCCTCTTGATTAGGGCACCATGGCCGTGGGTGATCAGCCATACGAACGCCTCACCCTTCCGCTCCCCGATCGACGCGCGGATCTTCGTCTTCACCTCGACCGTAAGCCCATCAGTCGTCCTGAACGTCTCTAAACCCAAGGAGGTCATATACTCAGGGAGGTCATGCTCCCTAATCTGCCTCTCACGCTCCTGGGCAATCTTAAGCACGGTTTCTGCACCTAAGACCTCCTTCTCAGCCTCATCAAGATTACTGACCATCTCAGCGAGGCGAGCAAACGCGTCATCATCGGGAGTCTCTTCAGTGCGGAAACCTTCGAACGGATCAGAGCCCATATGCCACCCTTAATTCTACCCAACTGTATCTGAATCATTGTCCAAGAGAAGTTAGTTCGCTCGCAGCCGCCTCTAAATCCATTCCTTGATGTTATCGCCAGTGATCTGGCTGGCGATATCAGCCTTGCTTCTCAGAGAAGCTATGATTTTTTCATCCACCGTTCCAGCGGCCATCAAATCAATGTAATTCACTGGCTGATCCTGACCAATGCGGTGCGCCCGGTCCTCTGACTGCCATCGCTGCTCCGCGCTGAAGGAGTTGCTGTAATAGATCACGGTCTTCGCCGCATGGAGCGTGACCCCAACCCCGATGGCTGCTGGATTGCCCAGGAGGAATTGGACGTCGCCCTTCTGGAAGGCGTCGAGGTTTCGACTTCGAGATTCGCCGGTGACTGAGCCATCCGCGATTACACATTTTTCCTTGAAAAATGGGTGTTCGTGGATGAGTTCAATGTCCCGACGGAACCGGCACCAGATGATCGCCTTCTGGTTGAGGTCCTCGCAGGTCTCGACGAGTAGGTCGAGCCGAGGGTTGCCACCCGGTATATCTACCAGAGTCCGATTCTCATCAGATTCTGGTAGATACCCGCAGGTGATCTGCTGGAATCGGAGCAGCCGGACGATCGCGAGCATCGTCGTGAGCTGACCGGTCTCCAGCTCGAGGATAACCTCCTCCTTCATCCGTCCGTAGAGCTCCGCCTGCTGCAGAGACAGGTCGAAGTGCCGCTTGCTGTAGAGCTTCGGCGGGAGGTCGAGGACCTCTTCCTTCGTGACTCGTGAACCTAACTCGCTCATCAATCGGCTCAGGACTTCGATGTTCCGGTAGGCTATACACTTCGGGTAATTCTGCCCAGTCCGCGTGGCCCAGGTCTCCCAGATACCGAAGTACGCTTTGAACGACCCAAAATCTGAGATCCCAAAAGGGACCCAGACTTCTGGATCGAGGAACCGAGCCTGGTTGTAGAAGTCAAACGGTGAGTTGGCTATCGGCGTCCCCGACAGGCAGCGACGGTAGGGTGCAGCCATGTGCGAACCGACGATCCTCCTGGACCGCTTAGCGCCTGGATTCTTGATGCGCTGCGACTCGTCCAGCACGTAGAGGCACCGCCTCTTCTTCAGGAACTCCTTCCAGGCCTTACATCCTCTGGTGGTCATGACCGCGTCATAGGACATGACCAGAATTGACAGCCCCCGGTGATTCAGCACTGATTCAAAAGATATCCTATGTCTCTTTGAATCAGTGGAGTACCATATGTGGCAGGCGGTACGGGCGAGTACTCGATCAGGCATGTGGGTAGGTAGCTCGTCGGATACCCAGTTACGGTGCACACCATTGGGAGCCACAACCAGTAGACCATCGATCTTCCCCTCCTCGAACAGATATGAGACCTCGTCTATTACGGTCTTCGTCTTACCTGTCCCCATCTCCCAGAAGAGGCCGCGCGCCTCGTCGTCGGCGTGGTGGATGAACTCCTCGTGCTGGTGGTTGAACGGCTCTGTCTTATAGTCGTACGTCACAGCACCTTCCTCTCCACCTCTTCCCTGATGATACCTAAGAGGGCAAATGGTAGGTCGACTGATAGACCATAGTACTGCTCCCTGATCTCTTCCCGCACGATATCAGCGGCCTCCCTCGGGGACCACGAAATGATCACTCCCGCGCCGCCCGAGGACGGATAGCCTGGGTCGCCGTTGGTCAGCGTCCTTCGGCCTGGGTTGCACTCGGAGTAGTCTACAGTGTAGGGCACCTCCCGCAGGAGGACCTCCACGTACCCTACCTCGATCACCACGTCGACAGTGCTCATCTTCCTCCCTTCCGGCGTAGGTGCACCAGCGCCCGCGCCACGGCGTTGATCGGGCGCTCCAGGGCTATGTCGCTCTGGAGAGGTGTTATCCCGCTCTTACTGCAGAAACGATCTATCACATCAAACTGCAGGTGGAGGAGCTCGTGCACCAGATCCACCTCCATGTCACAGTCCTGTTGGTCCTTCACAGCCCGACTCTCGTACCGGCTGATGCGCACGGTAGCCATCCCCAACGAGAGGTTTGTCGTGCAGTTCGCCACGCTGCCGTCGATGTCCGCCTGCGAGACCATTTGGAGCTTAACGGTCCAGTCGCCGAGCTTGAGTTCACCCATCCACCAGGATGCGAGTTTCCGTAGTTGGCCCTCAGTGAGTTTCACCATCACGACCTCCTCTCACGGTCAATAACCACTGTCTATATGCCTCCCCACACTCATCCAGGTCGAAGACCTCACCGTCAGCCCGACACTGGCCAGCGTATCGATCATACGCAGCCAGCGCCTCCTTAGCACCATGACTCGTCCCAAGGACTGTCTTGTCCGCAGCGAGGAACTGGGTGAACAATCGCTCAGACTCGTCAGACACCTACGTCAGCTCTCCCTTTGCAACCAGGTGCTGGCCGCACGCCACAAGCCACTGTTGGTAGCACACATCTTCCCACCCAGCGTCGTGGATTGCCTCGGCGACGGCCACCAAAGTCGTCCCCGTCCTGCAGGTCACCGTGATGCGAGGCCTGCGCAGCAGCAGGTTGCACACTTCGTACTGGATCAAGATACCATCAGTGTCTGGATCCAATACAGTCAGATACGCTATCTGTTTCCGGTCATAATTTCGCTTCCGGTCGAGCATCTGTGTTATCTGACTCATCGGAACAACCCCTTCAGGCGAGATAGGGACAGGATCTGGTCTGACATCATGGTCTCACCCGCCTAAACCACTCCTCATACAACGCCGAGCACATCGGATGCTCGGTGAATGATTTCTGTATCTGCTCCTGCGTGGTAAGTGAGTTGCAGTACACCACGAGGAGCCCGTAGTGCTCGTCGTCAGGATCGTCGTGGGCGACTATCGTCACTACGGCGACAGAGCTCGTCCGCACTTCCTGGAACTGCGTCGGCTGGAACGGGGACTTCGGTGCCCGGTCGATCCCCATGTCCTCCTTGTGCTTCCGCACGGCGTACCAGTGCCGGCCAAGCTTCTTGGCGAGCTCCTCGTTCGTCGCCGCCAGGTGGTCGAGGATCCACTGCTCCTCCCACTCCTCCCACAGAGCACCATGGCGGGAGGCCCCCGCGTCGAGGGTCCTCTCCTGGATCTTGGCCTGGTACCTCAGCCGCTCCTCGTTTCGGCATGACTTACACTTGTTCGGCTCCCTCAACCTGAAGGAGTCGAGTTTGTGTACCTCCAGGCACTTGTGGCACACTCGCTCGTCGTCCCTGATCAGGCCGTGCTTCTTGCAGTACTCGGCAAACATCACCGGCTTCATTCCGGCGGCCCGCGCCAAATCTCTTGCTGCCTCAAACGGAGTCCTCATCGCACCATCCTCCCCCTAACGTCCCTAACCGAGGACTCGATCGGCCGCCAGTATTCCTCGATCCGATCTATCGCGTAGTCACAGGCCGCACGGACAGCAGCCACCGGGGACACGAATCGCCTACACGTCCTTGGGGTGAGCTCGGCATTCCCTGTCATGCTCCTGACATCGCCAACCATGGCCCAGAATCGACGGTTATCACTCCGGTTGTATTCGTCGTAGTGCAGGCTGACCGCGCCGTTCACCCATGCGATGTGCCATCCCAGGTTCTCCCAGACGCGAACATCCCAAACATAGCGGCCATGCGGTCCATCAAGCATCTTCCTCACTCGCTCTCCCAACCGCTCTGTTTCTTCTCTTGTCATCATAAATCACCCATCAACACAGCGCCACAAATATCGCCACGGTCAGCCAGAAGACGGCCCGCGCCGAGGTGATGTCGAACAATCTGTAGTCTTTCCACCATCCCACGTTACGCCTCACTTCAATTGTGCCAGCTGCTGCTCGATCGTCGGCCGATCCGCCATCTGATTAGCCATCCGCGTAGCCGCCCTAACGCAGAGGCAGCCGATCACCAGCATCACCGCCCAGCCGACCAGGATCGCTATAGTCCTGTTACTCATAGATCACCACCTTTCTACTTAAAATATGCACTACGATCAGCAGAAAGCAAAACCCGAATCTCCACTCAATTCTCGGCGGCGTCGTGGAGATCGTCTGGAACGACGACGTCCAGGACCTTAATCTCGAGCCAGGTGTGGCTCTGTCTCGCCAGCGGAGCGCCGCCCCGGAAGGCGGCGAAGTGGTCACCGTCGCCCACGAACTCAAACGGGATGCCCGCCTGCCTCATCGCCAGTGCGACGTTCGCCTTGTGGGTCTCCATCCTGCCGGCCTGGGTCCGGTAGTAATACCCCCACCGGAGAACGAGGTTCCCGGCCTTATTCCTCCCGATCCCGTCAGGATGAGCCGCGTTGCTCAGGATCTGTCTCACGTTTACCTTTGCCATAGTTCACCATCCTTTTTACCTATAGTATACGCTATAGGCAGAAAAAGCAAAGAGAAATTCAACAACCGCAGTGAGATTTCATTATCGGTCCTACTTCCACGCCCCCGTCAGCACCACCTCCGTCCCGCCATCGCAGGTCCCCTCCTCCGGCTTATACCGGCCACAGTGGACCGCGTCGGCGTAGGCGACGTCGTCAGGGTCCGGTCTGGAAATGATGGCCAGCGCCTTGCAGCCCTTATCTCGGCACTGGCTCCGGTGGTTGCAGTACTCTATGATATGTTGATTGCTCATGTGGATCTCCTCACGGCCTTCATGAGTAGTCGGTGCCGAAAGACCCGCTCCGGCTGCCGGTCACCCGCCAGCGCCATTGCCTTGTTGAGTGTCATCGCTGCGCCTCCAGCAGGAGCTCCAGACCGAGGTCTACCTGCTCCACCCCACGCACTGCAGAGGGCCTCATGCACATCCTCCCACCACAGGCAGGGCAAACCCCCACGTCGGACCCACTGGGTTTAACCCACAGGACACCACACTCCTGGCACTGCCAGATCGTGCTCAAGGTCCCTACACGAAAGACTCGCTGCTCCGGGGTCTCCGTCTCACAGACCAGGTTCATCATCTCCTCCTGGGTTAGCCTACCCTCGTGGGTCAGCTCACCGAGGCACATGACGTACCACTCCGGGTCAAGTCGCACACACATATAGTTATCCATGACTCATCTCCAATAGGACGGTACGTCTTGGTAGGCCGAGCGTACCGTCCTGGGATCTACACCAGGGCGAGCGCCTTCTGGAAGGCCACCTGTTTGCCCGCGTCGGACACACCGAAGACGTTGCTGTGCGTGCGGACGTCGGACTCCTGCACCGGGCCGACCCGACCGCGCTCGTGGTCGTGCCACTCGCTCACGGCGTTGTACAGCGCCCACGCCGTACCCTTGATGCCCTCGAGCGTTTGGTGCTCAGCCTGGTAATTGTGCTCCCACCGAGCGAGGAGCGCATCCCGCTTCTCGAGCCGGTGCTCAAATCGGGCCTGCGCCTTCCCGTCACCGCCGTCCGGCTCCGGGATGATCCCGAAGGTGTTGTCGTACACCTCACGGAGGTAACGGGCAACGTCCTCCTGGGAGACGTGCTTCGCCACCAGGAGCCGCACCTGTGACTCGAACCGCTTCGCACCCTCCGTCGCCATGCCCAGGGCGTAGCGAGCCGCGTCCAGCTTACCCTTCAGGTCGCCCGTGTGCTGGCAGGCGATCCCGCGAGCCTGGTCTCTTTCAGACAGGCGAAGGGTATTCGCGCAGACGACCCGGACCGACGTCAGGTAGGCGCGGAACGCTGAGGAGCAGTCGTGGCTGTTACGGAGTAGGACGTACATCTGGAGTATGTCCTGGTCGGTCACCTTGATGTCCTGCGGCAGCCGGACCAGGGTGAAGACCACCTTGCCGCTGAGCAGGCTACCGGCCGTCTCCACCATGACGCCGTGCTCCGCCTCGACCAGGGCGTCGGCGAACTCGGCCATCTCCCTGTTTTGGATCGGTTTGTAGCCGGAGCTGACGATGGACAACAACTGTTTGGTGTCGGCCCGGACGTGAGCCATCGTCTCCGGCAGCTTAAACTGCTTCACCCTGCCGTCCTCGCCCTTGTAGGTCGCGAACACCGGCAGGAGTTCGGTCTTCCAGTTCAACCCAATCCGCTCGAACGCGGGCCACACTTTGAGACCCGGCTCGATCTCGATTCCCAGGCCGTGCCAGGCGCGCTGGCCATTCAGCCTCACCTCACCGAAATGGTCGGTTGCCTCAATGTCATGACTCATCCCAAACCCTTTCACTAAGCTCTGTCCAAAGTATACGCTACGACTGGTGGAAAACAAAACGACTCATGCCTGTGTCCTCCCCAGGTGTCTCATGAACTCAGCCTCGATGGCAGCCAGGCCCTTAACCCACTCAGCCACCTCAGTTGGCATTTGCTGACTAAGGGTCGGACTCCACTCAGGGTCATTCGGCTTGTGGAGGATGAGTAAACTATACCCCCGCATCGAGGTTGGCTCAACACTTACGGCATATTTCGGTTCAGTCAACATATTACACCACCTCTCAATACTCACCCGAGCACCATCGCTCTACCCATAGTATACACTACAGCTGGTGGGGAGCAAAGGAAAATCCAGCCCGGTCAGTGAGATTTTATTATAGGTCGAAGTCTGGTAGAGTCAGCCCAGAGTCAAATCTTTCCCCTACAACCCTATATACTCTAATTACTCTATTCTACTTTAGTAGGGAGGGGGTTGTAATTATAGGGGACCAGAGCGTCTTATCCGGTCCTTGACCGCTGCGCCGGGCGCTTTTCTGATTTGAGTGGAGTAACTGAAGCGACTGAAGTCAACTCTCTCCCTGGGCCTTGGAACCCCACAAAGTGGTCCGAGACTTCAGACTT